TAAAAGATCCCCTTGAGCATCTGCCGTATTTTTATACAATAAATTGATTGTTGCCTGAGCTTTCTGAGTTTTTGTAAGCGCTTGACCTGTTCGCGCGATACCGGCCGTATACGCCTCTTGCTTAACATCTGCCTCGTTTATGACGATACCAAGAGTTTTTAGGCTCTCGCGCTCGCCCGTAAGCGCAGACGTAAACGCACGAATGACGTCCGCATCCTGACGATTATTAAAACTCGCAACGTCAAGCGCAAGCGCTGTCATCTGTTTCGATAATTTGAATGCTTCCTCAGTTGTGAATCCTAGAGGCTTGAGGACATCGCCAAGGCCGGAAGTAAACCGCTGAATATCTTCGGTGGCGCGCCCAGCGGAATTTCCGAAATCTTCGGCCCATTCTTGCGCTGATCTTTTCATTGACGCAAAAACAACGTCAAATTTATTCGCTGTTTCTTCGGCATCAGATGCGATTTTTACGAAAGAAACACCAAGAGCAAGAAGCGGAAGGGTTACAAACGTGGTCAAACTTTTCCCCATAGCCTTAAACTTCTTTGATGAGGAAGCAAGGTTTTTCTCAAGATTTTTTGTATCGCCTAAAAGAAAGAATTTTATACCGTTAGCCAAAATCGACCCCTTCAAACTGTTCGTCAATATTGTTTTCCGACACTTCTTCTGATTTCGTTAATTTTCGTATATATGTATTTATCTGAGATTCTGTGCCGGTACGCGCTAATCGTGAACTTTCGATATTTCTCATTGCAAACATTTTCAAAAAATCTTCGATTTTCTTACGTTCATTTTCATAATAAAATGTATAAAAACTTTCACATTCACGCCACGTCATAAAATCAATATCGATCGTCGAGAAATTACCATAAAACTTTAACGTGGCTATTATTTCAAACTGGTATTCCTCTACCGTTATTTTTTTCCTCCATCATCCTTTTCGTCGATCTTCTTTTCCATTTCTTTAATGCCTGCGGCTCTTTGCTTCTTTGCTAATTCCAACATCTCAAGCTGTGACTTCGTCATGCCATTAATAACTGCCTGCTCAATAACATCCATGACCGAAGTGTCGAGTTCCATTTCAATATCTTCAACTTTTGGTACAAAGCCTGGATTCGCATAATACGTTCCCCATGCAACGATCTGAATAGCAACCTCTCCGAAATCTTCTTGCAACCTTTTTTCGAGATTGTCCTGTGTGACATCCGCGACCTCTTTGATCTTCTTCCAGAATCCGATCGTGAATTTTAGCTCATATTGCCTGTCTTTGATTTTTACAATAGCTTTTGTCTTTTCCATTTCTTCCTCCTGTTTAACGGGGCGCGACCAACAGGAGAAGGCCGCGCTTTATCCCGGACGAATTATATTCTCCTGTTTATGACCCTAACACCCTTGCCATTTCATACACCGCACCATCAGATGCCCGCGCTAGCGGACTCCAGTTAATATCGGTTTCTGAGAATTCCCGTGACACTCCTTTCCAAGATAGGCCCCTTCCGGCTACATTAAAAACGTCAATGTAATGCAAAACGCCATCTGATTTCTTTGGAAAAACACATCGTACCCCGAAATTCGATGGTACCGTTCCAGCACCAACAAGAACTCTCGTTGACCCTGTGTTGATTGGCTTGACGTTACAATATGCCGTGTCTCCAATCGTATACGCAGGCGTTCCCGCGACAGTTAGCGTCAGACCCGTCCCTTCAATTGCGACAGATCCAGCCGTCGTCGTTGATATCCCGGAAACAATTTTTCCATCAATATCAAGAAACGATCCAGGTAGTCCCTTCAAATGCAGATCAAGCGTCTGTGCGGCCGTAGCAACGAAAACATGCTCACCAAAAAGCAAATCGGCGGCAGTAGTTACTGCAATCACAGAAATACCATTACTAGCAGAAAAAATGCTTGTTCCTTGTGCATTCGTTAAGGCACTAACATTTCCAGCCGTTTGGGCCGTAGTTTCTGTGATAGTGCTGGTTTCCATAATCTGGAAAAATTCAGGTGGATATTCACGAACTGTTCCGGTCATTGCAGGCTCCGGCTGACCATATTCAATGTCATGCGGGGCCTCAACGTGACCGCCTACTAACCGCACAGCTTCGACTGCATTTTCAAACGATATTTCACCAATCGCCCGAAGAACAGCAATCGGCTTTTTAGTCGTGAGATTGTACGGGATAACATATTTAATCCCAAAAAAATCTCTGACTTTCTCAATTGTCATTTCTTCACCTCCGAGTTTTATTTCATTTATTCAAAGTCTGATTCAAACCAAGTGACGAGATTGCGATTATCAAGGGAGATATCGTCATATTTGTTACCCTTGACCCCTATGATTTGATGAACACCAGACCTACGAATAATTGATTTCTGATGCCTCAAAACCCTGCCAGAAAAATCTTGAAAAGTTATCGTTTTGTCATTGACAACTTTCTTTTTTGCATCAATGAGATTCCCAGTTGCATTTTTTGCCAGCGTTTCAGATTCGCCAGTTTTAAATGATTCGTTGATGGCCTCAATATCTTCTTCTGGTATTTTAGGTATTCTTTTCTTGTTCATGTTCATTCTCCCATTTTAACCTAGCGCAACCGATAGGCCGACCCCACTGATGACAAGCTCTCTGCGATTTGCCGTCACGACCATTGGTGTTGCTTTGGTTATTTGTAAGTCATCGGTTTCTATTACCGATGATTCATAGCCTAAAATTGTTTCATATAAAGCGCGCATATATCGAAGTGATTTAAAATATGTGTTTGCTTTTTTTGGATTATCAAACACAACCTCAACCATTATCACAGGGATCGATGCTATATCGTCAAAATTACTTTTTGTTTCGATTTCTCCTTCAATAGCGAAATTCACAAAAATATGATTCGGAAGGTCAAGAAGCTCTCCGGCATAAACATAATGATCGTCGTCTGCTGTTATTGTGTCAATATCAAAATCATCTTTCTCTGTATTAATCGCCGCGATCTTAGTATTCAGATTGGCCTTTACATAAGCCTGCAATGATTTTATCAAATCCTCTTCGTCTTTTATATCGCTCATTGTAATATGCTCCCTTGAACATCAATTCCATTTTTCTCAAAATTGTGTATTAATGATCGCTCAATCTGGTCAATCCATATTTTCTTTCTTCGTTCGCTTGGCTCGCTAAAATTACGGATAGGATTGTTTCCCCTTCCTTCATCGTGATAAATTCCATGAGAAACACTGCTCCCAAATACCGCGCCACTTTTCGCTATTAAAGATATATTCCCCGGCGCGCCCTTTGATGTCATTGACGCCAGTAATTCGCCAGTTCTAACAAGCATCGGGAGTCCAGGATATTGTTGTTCTTTCCGTGCGGCGTATTGCGTGGATAACTGCGGCCATCTTGCGCCTTTTCTGCGCGGCTGCTGCCTGCTGAATATCATGTCGACTTCTTTACGATATCCGATCCCGACAACCTTTAAAACAGGACGAAGATCAATTTTACTCGCCCTCGCCAAACCATCAAGTTTCTTTTTTGATTCTGGGGTTAATTTTATTTCAAAATCCACGTCGCCACCTTAATATTTGTCAATATTAGAATCCTTAAATCTTGGCTTAACCGTATCGCCGGCCGAATCGATCTTGCTGAATTTTATTGGTGGAGTATTACCGGTAGATTCAAGGATAAGATCGCCGTTTCTTATGAGCTTTAACATATCAATCGCTTCTTTCCGAGTGTTTCGTCCACGATCAAATTTTCCGTCAACAGTTTTTTCCCTAAAAATATCGTCAATGGTCCCAACGGACATTTTTTCATTGATTGATTTAAGGATAAGAAGATCATTCGTGTTCGTGATTGGAAGGGTATACCGAATTTTCAACGTCGCGTTAATTATTGCCGCATCGGTAAGAATGAAGCCATCTGCCTCTCCATTATTTAAATAATCCCCACAACCGAAAGATTTATTTAAAAAATAGCCTTCAAGGTCTTGGACCGAACAATATGTCGTCATCGCTTTTCCTTAGATTGCTGGTTCTTCGTCTACCGGTGGTTCCTGCGTTTTGGCGTCGGCTTCTTTCTTCTCTCTTGCCTTTATCTGCGCTTTCGTTTCAACTTTTTCTTTCTTCGCCGGCTCAACCTGATGCGCCATGATCGTTTCGTATTCTGATCTCTTCAAATTCTGTTTAAATCTTTTCGTCTTTAAAACTGGGACGCCGTTGATAAATACAATATCAAATTCGACCAGTCCGTCTTTCTTGATAATTTTTAATGGGCTTTTGATTCTCATTTTTTCCTCCTGTTTTTAAAAATGGCGGGCGGCCTATGGGATCGCCCGCCATTGTTTTTATGAATTCTGAATTTGAATACCCTTCCACCATGCGCCGTATGCCACAGCATATCGACCATACGCATTCCAATGGAAACACTTGTTGTTCTTATAGCTCTCATCATTGACGGTCGGATATTCCAGAGCAACTTCTTTTTCTTTCTGGTGTAGGAATAATCCTAAATTATCCGATTGGTCAACATTGATGAGGTACCAATCATTCGCATCGCTGAACGGACGAGAAACAACGTCGAAGGTTCCCATTGCCGGGTTCTCTTCACCCGTTGACAATGTTCGCTGAGTTCTTACCTGATCGAACAATCCAAACAATTCATCAGGACAAACGACCAAGAGTTTCTTCATTGTCTTGTTCAATTTGCGTTTCTTTGAATTGCCTGTATTGCCAGCCTCGGCCTGCATATAATAAAAACCATTCATTCTGGTTTTCGCAGTTGTTAAATCAGTAATCAAATTCGCAACCGTTATGCCAGAACCAGAAGTGACGATGTTACTCTGATATCCTGCTGTCGTAGCATAGTCATGCGTTGTATCAAACAGGTTTTGTTCATCAAAACAAGTTCCATACGTTGACGCATCCCCAACCTCAAGCATATCCAACGCCAATTCAGAAGGATGGTCTTTTACCTGTTGTGGCAGTTCAGCAATTCGCTGTTTATAAATATTCAAACCAGTGATGCTGTTGACATTTGCCGCTCGATCAATATCTGCGGATTTAATTGCAACGCCCATCTGCCATTCTTTGTTCGTAACATCAAACTTATATCCTTCAGGAAAAGTCTGGAAATTTGATGTACCTGTGAACTCTTCCATTCCTTTGAAAAAACCGAAGAATGGAAAATTTACCGTTTCAACAGGGCCGGACGGGTATTCATAAAGCAATCCTTTAATTTCAGGTTCAACGCTTTGGTATGCTTTATTAAAACTCGTTTTTGCCGCAATGTTGAAGAGGGCTAATAAGTTCTTAACTTCCATTATTGTTGCCTCCTTTTAATTAACAAACTATTTAACAAACAACTTATTTTTACAAAGTTGGATGCGGAACCATCTGAACCCAAACCTTATTTGCACTTACAAATTGACGAATAATCCCGACTAAACCACCAGTCGTATTCACAACACCTGAAGCTGTATCGACTTTGTCGTCAGTGTCAAGATACACAGGATCGCCTTCGTTGGCGATAGTCATGGTTCCCGTTGTGTCCATCAAAATTTCTTCGCCACAACCGCGCTGAAGAACTTCGACTTCAAACGTCCCATCAGCCGTATTATCTGCGGCTGCTTTGCTAATTTCTTCAAGAGCGATACCAGCATATTCGGCACTTACTGTATCAGCGCCGGTCATAACATAGCCAATATTCCCGGCTTCGTACATGACATGCCCGCCCTTATAAATATGGATAAGCCCATCGACCAATTGCAATTTTTTGATAGCTGGCTGAGCCTTTTTTTGAATGATCTTATTTGCTGTAAGAGACATTATAAATTACCTCCCTTTTTTCTTTTTCTGCTAGATTATAAATCTTAGGCAGTTGGTTCTGTTTTTTTAGGAGACCGCCCGGCGATGATTTCTTCTTTTGTAAATTCGCCCATATTAACGAGCTGCTGCTCCTCCGCCGTCAGCGAACTTTCTCCTTCGTCACCGCTTCCTGCGGCTTTTGTTACGACAGCTTTTGGCGCATTCTTGTAAAAGCCTGTGATTGCTTCGGCAGAATCAAATGTCGAAAAAATCTCATCTTTTTGCGCCGGGATGCACTTGCCTTCCACAACCAAAGCGTTGAAAGCCTTCAATTTATCGCCATCAACAATCTTCTGTGTAGCCGCTTCAAGTTCATCCTTCAGGGCCTTGATCTCAGCTTCTTTTTGAGCCGGAAGAGAATTCAATTCAACGATCTTCGCTTCAAGATCCTTGACTTGTTTTGCCATAGCCTCTCCGCCACTCATCAAAGCTGTAACATCAATGCCATGGCCTTTCAATGCGGCAATGAGTTCTTCTTTAGTCATTGTGATTGACTCCTTTTTTGATGTTTGAAACTCTTCTGATAATTTAATCGGATTCATGTTCTTGATAAAAGGTCGATTGGTCAATGTCCCGCCTCGTAAAACGTAGGGGTAATGTTTTCCGGCTTGGTCGATATAATCAATCACAAAATCTGCGCTTGAGTATTTATACTCCTTCTCGGACACAACCTTCTCGCCCTTTGGAGTAAATTCGCCTCTTGCAAACAGACCTTTTCCTTTGCCATCTTTATTCGTGCGGATCTCCAGCGATTTAAACCAAAACGCTGCCGGAGATTCGCCTTTTTCATTATCGTGGGTGTAATCAATTGAAATATCACAGCCACGAATATTGTTGTCAAAATTAAATTTCATTGTTTCCATAATCGTATTTGAAATCAAAATCTCGCCATAAACTGGATGCACATATTTTCCTTCGCGGAGAACCTGGATCTCTTTTCCTTCGATCTCGTACCCTTCAACATTAATCTGCTCGGACAATTTTAAAACGCGAGATTCACCGTCGCTGATAACTCGATCAACCAAACCGAAATCAATTGCTTCCTGTGCATTAAAATATTTATCAGTTTTGTCCATCGCGTCTTTGATTGATTGAACAGACTGTTTTGTATTCTTAGCCAAAATACCTACCATAATTTCCTGCTGTTTTTCAAACTGTTCGACAGATTCTTTCATGTTGGAAACGGAACCGAATGCACCGGCGCTTGCTTCGTGGATCATTACTTGTGCAGTATTTGAAATCAATCTCGTGTTTCCTGCTGAGGCTAAAACCGCTGCGGCTGATGCGGCTATACCCATAACAACAGTACGGATCGGAGATTTAATTATTTTCATCGTATCGAGAATTGCGAACGTCTCATATAGAGATCCACCAGGCGAATTAATAAAAACCGTTATTTCTTTATCCGACTCCCTGTCATATCCAAGAAGCTGGCGGATAATAAATTCAGATGAATATGAATCAATCTGTGAGAAAACGAAAATATGTCTGTTCATGCGATTCTCCTTTTTAATAAAAAAACCCCGGAACTTTTTATAGTCCGGGGTTCGTGACCCTCTAATCAAATTTTTAAATTATGCCCTTATTTCATTTTGATTATCTCTTTTCTGTCTTAAAATATTAATGTGCCCGCATCGTTCACATTTAACCTCTATAAATACTATAATCCCTACGCCGTATTTAAACAACAATTTATTGCACTTTTCGCATCTGAATTCTTTATCCATCAGAATATCGTCTTTCCTTTTTCGACCGATGGCGGAGCAACAACATCATCAATCGCGGGTTTCTTCTCTGATCTGTATATCGGTTCCATATAAGATCGACAGTTGCTTCCCCAAACAACCCTACCGTTCCTTCTTGTTAGCAATGTATGATTTTTTACAACCTCAAGATCATAAACAATTCCGTCATAATCAATTTCATCAATATTCATTAATTTATGATATTTTGATGTTAATTCACGAATTATCCAAACATTATTATTTATAATATATGTTCCATTCTTAAATTTAACTTTCTTTCCTGCGCATTTATTCAAATAAAACCTTGAGGACTTGCCTACTTTAATTATTAATTCTCCTATGTCATCTGCCATTCTTTTTGATGACGTAAAATAAGATAATTCATCTTCAAATTTTCCATTTTTATATTTTTTTGTCTTTCTTGTGCTTCCGTCTCCAAGCCTATATGCGTCAAGAAATATTCTTATTTTTTCAACTGATAAATTTTTAATTACATCTGGTATATATTTTTCATTGGAACGCCCAAATTTCTTTAGATACTTACCAATTCTTTTATCATAAATTGATATTTTACCTTTAGTCATGGTGACATTTTTAAATCCAGCTTTTGCCATATCATCATACATTTCAACCTGATATTTTTCTTGGGATATGTCTACATATCCGCTCCTAATACTTCCTTCGCTTAGATAATACCCCATTAATTTACAAAAATTTTCTATTGAAATCACACATCCGTTTATATCTATACTTTTTTTATTTTTTCCATTCCATTCTGACGAGAGATAAAAATTTGCTTCGGAATTAGCCTTTTTTAGTTTATTAAAATTTCCAAAAACAGGCTCTATTTTTCTTCCTTTTAACCCCCTATCAATCCTTTTAAAATAAAAATGCGTATGATCAGGAGTTACCATAAAATCAAGGGACTTTTGATTATTTGTAAAATGGTACATTTTACCAGAATAATCGTATGAAACAACCTCTTTAATGTCGCTCCATTCAATATTTTTTGTTTCTGGGTTCAATGTCATACACTTGTTATTAAACATAACATCTTTAAATTTTACCCAACCATTGTTAGTATATACTTCAGTTTTATCGTCGTAACAGTTCGGATGCAGAGGTGGCGTTGCGTTCGATAATTCCGGGCTATCAACAGAATATGTCTTGCCGCTATACCATTGGCATATATCAGATACCGGGGCCGGGTTTGTGAATCTGTACCCCCATAATTGATCGCTTATCTCGTTATTAAACTGCATCTCTCCAAAAACCGCCGTGCCATTGACAACCAGGCTTCCATCAACGACAACGCCAGCCGATGAAATATAATTGTCGATGGATTTGCTCGTATTCGCAACCGCATGTGCAATCGACATTCCTTTAAGCGTGTTATTTGATGCCGTTAATACCGCGCGGTTGAGCATCGCGGCCGCCTGTTTATCCGGGATGACCTGTGACTGGTTCAAAACGTACTGCTTTAACGCCTTATCCTGGATATCTTTCGGTTCGGCCAGCTTGATATTGTTCGCGTTTGACTGCTGTTTCGCTCGATTCCATGAATCATTCGCGATCCCGGACAACTTTTTTTCCAAGCTCTTAACATATTTCGCCGTTGATACCTGAATATTTTTAAGTCCACGGATCTCAACAGATCCGCTCTTGAGTACCGTTTCAACATCAGCGATCAGTTTATCCTTAATCAGCAGTAAATTCGCCCGCATAAAATCGAGCATTTCTTTTTCTGCGTTGACAATATAATTTTTGCGATCCTTCCTTGCACCCTTTACTGGCTCAGACAGCTTGACAGGCTTAACTTTCGGCTCAGTCGGCTCAGTCGGCTCTACTGTTGGCGTATTGCGCTCCTCAAGTTCTTCTTCGGTAAGCTCAGGCATTTCCAGGCTACTTCTTAACTGCACCTCGTCGTTTGTCGTAGCCTTGATAAACTTGGATTCGCTCAAGGTCTTCAATACCTCAGACAACTCTTTCCCGGCTTTCTTGTTAAGATTTTTACCCACTAAAACAACGCGGTTGGGATCAATTGCATCCCCAAAATTGATCTTTAAAAATGGCCGGATAATTCTATCGTTCATTACCCCCTCTACAAGATTAACGACATACTGCAATCCATCGAGAAAAAAGTCGCTCTGGTCCCGCGACAGGGCAAACGCGCCGCCCTTGTCTTGTTGGCCGAGCATAACGAACTGCGCTAATACAGACAGTGCCATTTCAGAGTTCGCGGAATTAATAGCTTTCTGAACCGGCTCAGCATTAAACTTCGATTCGTGAATATCAAACGTGAATCCTACCTGTGTTATCATATACGCATTTTCTTGCTGGCAGACGTTCTGCAACAACTGCTCAACGGCGATATATTCAGGCGAATCGACCGTTGTTCCTTTTGGGACCTCCATTGACGGCGTACCTGAAACGCTTCTTTGAATTCCTATCCCAAGCCATTCCTTATATGTCTTTTTATCCAAATAATCACGATATGCGTTCCTTAATAATGATTGTCCTCGCATATCCTCGCCCTGCTGATCCAAAATAAAAAATATCAGATTTTCAAACGGGATGTCAACTAGCCCACTGTCAATTGTAATTTGTTTTATAATTTTTTCTTTCGGCAGGATTTCTTCAATCGACGTTTGCATCCTCTGTTCGATTACCGGGAGCAAATACATCGTTCCGTCTATTTCGACGGGTTCATAATACTGTTCAAACAATGAAAATCCATATTCCAACATCGACAACGCTTTACCCAAAAGCATATCAAACTGCGTCCCGGAATCACCGAACAATCTTGTTTTAATAATATCAATCGCGAGCTTTTCTTGATCTGTTGCGTCGGAGGGATATGGGATATTCCACGCTGCTGATCGGATCGGGTTTTTATGTACGCGCAGAATCATTCCAAGAATCGGATCGCCTTTTGCCATTTTACGAAATACGAGCGACCCGTCACGTCTTTGGAGTTCTGCTAAATATTCAACTGACCTGTTCGTATTCAACGCAAATTCGTTCAAACCCGCGTCACCACGTCTTTTTCGATCAATAGCCATATTTTTCCCATCTGGTTGAAGTATTGTGCTGTCTCTTTTATTGTTATAAAAAAACTGAAAATTTGCAACATATATTTTAATTATTATTCTCTGCGCCTTCCTTGCTTAATAATCGCCTGCCGTTCCCGTTGCGCGCGCGAGGATGATGTCTGTATGTGCTGGTTGTTTTGCCGAGCCATGAGATCCTTCGCAAGATCGCTGTTTTCCGTTTTCCATTTATGAATCAACATCATAGCGCAGTCAATATGCCCTGGCGATATTCCTCCGAGCGCAACTTTCATTTCTTTCTTACCAAGTACCCTGATTTTTTTATCATCGAGGAAATACGTCAACGCAAGACACTGTTTCTGGAATACTGGCGTATGAGTGAACGTAATCTCGCTCTGACGCATGCACTCGCCCAACAACCAGTGCGCCTCTGATCTCTGATTAAATATCTCAAGTACCCCGAACATATTGGTGGCCGGCGATCCGCCATAAAACATATCAGGCTCATATTTGAGGTCATTACGCATTTTCAGGACAGTCGCAGAACCTATCCCAACAGGATCAACAATCCAGTCCCCACGTTTCACGTGAAACCTTTTGACATGCTCGTACGCCATGATTCCCGATATGTCTGGATCTTGCTTTGGATATTCCTCCCACCATCCAATATGGTTATTGTGCATCCTTGCGAATACCGTGCTATCCTTACCGTCCCACGCTGGATCAGTGACACCTAAGACCGTATCTGACAGCGTTGTGGCCGGTTCTGGCGCAATGCACTGTTTATACCATTCGTAAGATATAAGCTGATTCGGGACCTCAGAATAATCCCATTTATTCTTAACAAACCGATCAAATTCTTGCGACGCTAGATCGTTCAGACTATCAACATACTCTTTTCCAGAACAATCCTCCGCATCGTTTGCGTCAAACTCCATGAAATAATGCCGTTCCGGGAGTGTGCCCTCAAGCCAGTTATCATAAAACATGTCTTTGACCCAACCGAGTGAGGGGTTCAGGTTCAACATAAGAAACGCTGGGATCTTTTTACTCCATCTACCAATACGGAGCTTGGCCACTTCAAAATATCGTTTATCAATCTGGTTGGCCTCTTCAAACAGCCCACCGTCAACCTCAAGGCCCCGTATGTTGTTCAGTTCGGGGTCTTTCGTACTATCGCACCAAATAAACACGATCTCGCTTCCGTTGGTATATCTAGCGGTCATTCCGACCATCACGGAATCGTTAAACGACTTCGATTCGCGCTTCATCTTATTGTATGATGGGATCGTGGTCTGCTTGAGGTTCTTTTCTGATTTCCGGCCAACGAAGAACCGAACACCGGGGATCTTACAGCATAATAAATGTAGCAGACCAAGCGTCAAGAACGTCTTACCAGATCCGGCGGTCCCAGCCGCACATAAAAACTTATACTTTCCCGATCGGAACGCCTGTATAAATTCTTCTTGTTTGGGTTTAAGACCCACGCTTTTTCTTCCCCTTCTTTTTCTTTTTATTCAAATTAACACACGGCTTTCCGTTATTATGCAAAACTTTCCTCTCGTTTTTCTTAACAAAATCCATATATGTTTCAACCTGTTCCTTCATTTCTCCAAACAGCTTTTCCGTATCTTTCTGCTCGCCGAATGGGATATATTTCTCGGCAACCTCAACGGCTTTCAATGCTGACGTCGGCTTACCAAGAGCAAACATACATTCGATGAACCTGAGCAACAACTTGAAATCGTGCGGTCGGTACCGCTGGCCTTGCCTTACAACAGCAAACGCCTGCCAAGGATCTTTCGATCTGAGATACAGTTTTGACAGGAAAAATCGCGGGTTGATAATGCTCGGATGTAAATTGATATGATACTGAAAGAAATTCTCTACATTCCGATATGCGAAGAATAACGGCTGATATTTTATGATATACAGCGCAAACAAAAAACAGAATACAGCAACATTATACGGATTCGGCAATAAATTGATCCCTTGAGATACCAGGATCATGGCCCCGACGTTCGGGAGTGAACAATATCGATCTGCCGCGTTCATCGTTACTGAATAAATATTGCACCACTGCGATATGAACAAAATAAACCAGAACGCCCAGAACGAATGCTGAACAATTATGAGATACCCCAATAATCCAACGGCCGCCAAGCCCTTCCAGAAATCGAAGTTGAACGAATACCCTTCCTGCGTTCCCTCTTTTGTCGATGAGAAATAAAACAGGAAATCGTGATACATTCCGGGCTTAAGTGGGAACAGACAATGAAAAAATTGAAACCCAACCGTCTTGACATACAAAATCAATTTCTGCGGCCTGATAATCTGGTTCTCGTTGCCTGGCTTGTACTCTGCCTTACGTCCTTTAATATTCGACATAATTCGCCGACGTCCAACAATAAACGCAATTACTCCTAACGGCGGGATCGCGGGCCATAGCGGTGTCCATAAAAATAGCAGTGGGAATAATATGCCTGTGATATGGATTGATGACACTAAAATCATAAACGGGATCAAATACCAGAAATTCCATGCCAACAGTACCGCTAGGAGCGACAACGCATATCTCCGACCGTTGAGCCATACTGCTGTTTGATTATTTACGGGATTAACGAGGTATAACACTGCGGCAATAAGTGATCCTGACGCGCGGTAAATCAGGCAGCAATTAATTCCATGTAATGCGACTGCGAATGCGTGTTCCTGAACGGCGTTTTTGAATAACCCTGCGCCATAACACGATTGAATTAGAAATTGCTGCCAGAACTTGAAATCTTTCTTGAATTTTTTATCAAACAGCTTCCGTTTCCAATTCTTCATCGCAGTAAAACAAACATCATCATCAACGATATATCCACAGTACATTGCCCGTTCAAATACCAAAATCAAAAGAACCCATATCGTCCAATATGGGTGTGCCGAAAAGAATTCCATCATATTATTCTCCTGTTTTGTTTACCCCGAAAAATTCGTCCCTGAACTCCTTATCGTCCGGGGTCAAGTGTAAATTTAACGTCCGTTCCGTAAGCATTCCCATATTCTTCATCAACATTTCGATCGCCTTCAACTTATCAACGAGCTTGACCTTCTTGGTATACCCGATCCACGTTCGCTCTCGCCCTGTCCCTTCGAACTCTTCCAAGACCTGAATCGAATTGATACGCTTTGAGACACCTTCCGGCCAGTCCTTGACTTGCTTAAGCGTTCCATCATCCTCAAACAGTTCTCTCGTATCGGAAAACGAAATCGTTCTTAGTTCTGTGAGGATCTTCTGGATTGCCCATTCGGTCTGCGCGGTAAGTGCGGCAATATACCGTTTCTTCTGCTCTTTCTCATTGAGCCACATTACTAAGTCTGAGAACCTGATATTTTCAAGCGTACATAAATCAACGAGCGATCCGCCGTTTGCAATATGGGCGCATACTAAATCACATTTCTCTGATGTTTTAAAATCAGTGTTCATATCTTATCTTAGCAAACCAATGGCGCGGGTGTCAATTGATAGTTTACATATTGGATATTGCTTTACGTAAATGTGGCACGATTAGCGGTGTTGTGCTTCCATATAATCCATTATGTTTTAAAACATTATCAAAAACCTTCAAGACTTCATCTTTGCTGACCATGCCTTCTTTCGGATAAAGATTAAGACAAGGATGTAAGAGTTTTTGGGTTAGTTCCGGTTCCTTCGGAAGTTCCTCCCTTATATATTTAACAAGTTCTACAAACGATTCATAATTCCGTTTATCATCAAAATCTTTCTCTGTCTTTGATCCATCAGCTACACACATTAAATCGTGGAGCCATTTATCGAACGCTTTAACTGATCTGTGTGGATCATCAGGGATATATTCATACTCATATTCAACCCAGTTAGAACCAAATCCTTCGGGTAGGTTTATTGCTTTTAATCTGATTTTTTTCATTCTATTCCCCCCAGAGTGAGTAATTAATCTTTAAAATTACATATATTATCTATTTTTTCGTTATCTTTGCTTATCATTCCATGACCCACTGTTAGATGATGATACATACTGCAATAAAATTCTTTTCTAACTTTTTGTATTTCATGTTGTATTGAGTTATTCATTACTAAAAAAGCCAAAATAAGTAATATAATATATAGAATATTTTTCACTCTTCCCCCTGTGGTGGGTGGTTAATCTTCAACATCTACAACATTACCACCGCATTTTATACATATCCCAAACTGTAAATATTTTGTTTCTCCACAATCTTCACATATACATTTTTCTCCAGTGTCTATTTCAAATATGTCGTTCATCTTCCCCCTCCTTCCTAACGATCAGCTCGGATTCTGCGGCGAGTAGGGCATCGACCAACATTAAGCTATCGCAAAACTTATTGGTAACTTCAATTATCTTTTCCCTCGAAAGACCTATCTCTACTTTGGAGGCTTCGGTTCGGCAGTTATTGAATCCTGTATTAAATGTTTTAGCTATGTCTACTGTTGGAAGTGGCATCTGTTCATCATCCCAAGTCATAAGTTCTTCTTTTGGAAGAA